CCTCTTTGCCAGCCACAGCGCGACCGTAGTTGGCCACACGGGCACCAAGGGATTTCAGCTCCTGCTTGGCGGCGGACGCCTTCTCGCCCAGCCGTTGGTTGAGCTGGACCAAAGCCATCTCGGCTTCCTCACGGACGTCCATGAAGTCGCTGTAGTACCGCATCATCGTAACCTCGGCAGGGTGGTGAGCCACGCCTGAGAGGTTCTCCTCAGTGAACGTCTGAGGTGAGTCGGCCAGATCGTAGTAGATCTTACGTGCGGTCTGGGACAGAGAGCGAACCATCCGGCCTCCAGGCGTAAACGCATTGAACGCCTTGGAGCCGTACGTCCGGACCTTTCCGTGTCCGTCTTGTCCTCGAATCTTGTAGGTATAGTCCTCTGCGGATTTCGCACCGACACTGTCCGGAACCGGCAGGGCTTCTTCCTTGGCCTGCTTCATGTCCCGTCCAGGCTTCCACTCGCCAATCTCGATGGGCTTCTTTGTGGTTAGAGGATGATCAGGATTAGCCGCATGGAACACCGACTTGGGGTTACCTGAAACTAGAACCCCCAGTCCTGCGCCAAAGGCGGCACCTGCGCCCACCGCATAGGCGGACTCCTCAAGGGTGCGTTGTTCCTGCAGAGCATGGAGGCCAGCCTCTTGTGCGGCTGTGAGTCCCGCACTGTAAGCAGCCAGCTTGCCTCCATTACGCACAAAATCGACCAGGGTCTTGGCTTTACCGAGCTGACCCAACCCAGGCACAAGGGAGGTTAGGTCGATCATCGACAATCCCATGCCTAAGAGTTGGCCCCAGCCGGAGCCATCCTGTTCGGTTTTGCGGTTAGCTAATTCTTTGCGGTAGCGTTCAGCTCTCAAACCGAAGGCCAGGGGGTTCTTTACATCGTCAAACTTACCCTGCTGAATGAAGTCCCCAATGTCCTCGAACCGGTCACGATTCTCGTACCAGTACATGTAGGGGTTGAAGCCTTCCTCGGGTTCACCGGCAAAGACATCCTCGGTGACTCGGTCAGACCCGTAAACGAGAGACGAGCCGACCAGCGTGTTGTTGATGAAGAACGCCTTGGCCGTTTCGAGTGCCCCAGGTTTGATGTTACTTGGGGTTCCAACCTTTTGAGAGAGCTGAGCTTCCCTCATAAGGGCTTGACGCCGACGCTGCTCAGCGAAGTTTCGCTTCGGATCTGCCATGCTTACCTCGATCAATAATTGCTCAGATATTCATCCAGGGACGGCAAGACGGACTGTGCGTCAGCCATTCCGACGAACATGGAGGCTTCCATGTAGCGACGATGTGCCAGACCCTCGGACTTCGAGCGGTTGGACTTGTACAGGATTTCCTGGATAGCGGCCTTGCGATCCTTGGTCTTGAGCGCCTTCATCAGATCGCGTCCAAGGAGGGACGGGTTGTTATAAGCCAGGGAAACCAGAGCGAGATGTTCGTGTTTGCTCAGCTTGAGGCCTTGGGTCTTTGAGCGAACGTAACGCTCGGCCTCAGCTACGGCAGCATCGAACAGGGTCTGGGCCTCCTGCTTACTAATCGAACGGTTACCAGACAACACCTTACTGTACTCTCGGTCGTCCCAACCCAGAACACGCTTGGCCAGCCTTCGGTTAGCCTGGTCTTCTAAGTTGAACCCGTAACCAATCGTGGCAATACCTTTGGTGTCTTTGTAAACCTTCGTCCGGTAACCTTCGAGTCCGCTGATGAACTCGAACCGTTCCTGCTTGTAGGCGCGGTCTTTGGTGTCGTGGACACTCCAGCCATGGCGCTCAGCAGCTTCGTGGTATAGATCGTCGACGTACTTGGCGGGATCTTCATAATCCTCGCTGCTCTCGAAGGTGGTGAGATTCTTGGTCGAGGAAATCATCCCTTGGCGTTCGTACAGCCGACGCATAGAGTTGAGTGCCTCCGCGTTATACGGAACGGCCTCTTGCGCTTTCACTTCCATGCTGTGATCTACTCCGGTGATCAGGAGGAGGGAGAAAAGGATGGAGTAGGTGAGGGCGCAAAGCCCCCACCGTTTACAGACCTTGGCGGTCTGGTCGGCCCACTTCCTGTGGGCCAGCTTTGATAGCTTCCAGATTCTTGAAGTCATCCATGCCTCGATAGTGTGGATAGACGAGGAGATTCACCCCGCCACCCAACGGATCGATTTCTGGATACACACCCTTGGGCAGAAGGTCTGCCAGCCTCTTGAGGTTCTCGGGTGTGGGTTCTTCGGGAATCTGAATCTCCTGTCCATTGATTTCGTAGGTGTACCCTGGCTGCATGAAGAAGGGCACGGTAGGCATCCCAGCGTCGTACTGGTGGTGGACCATGAAGGCTCCGGTAGGATCGTTCGGTACTTCCTTACCGATGATTTCGGAGTCAAACCCTTCGAGATAATCCGGCAGCTCGTCCAGAGCAGACTGTAGGTTCTGAACCGGGTTCTCGCGGATACCCGCAGGGTTGGTCACTTCGGCATTGACGTAGGGCGCACGGATCTCCTGGCGACCGAAATCGTCATAGGACGTCAGGTAGTTATCCTTGCCGCCCCAGTTCATGGGCTTCGGCGTATAAGCGTCGATAACCCATTCATCTGCCGAGATGATGCCTCCAGCCTTGACCTTACGTGCGGTCAGGCCATCCTTTGCCAGCTCACGGACCACCGTATTCCGGATGTCCATGATCGTGCTGGTTGAAGCAAAGCCGTTGGTCTTCTCATGCAGCAGGACTCGAAGCTTCATCGCCTTCTCGATACGGTCCGCAGCCGCAGGGGTTAGCCGTACGTCAGACCGGAAGTCCGCGTCGTCGACCACGCCCTCCGCATTGAGATAGGAGATGATCTCGTCCCCAGCGTTGCCGGTGAACGGACTGATTGGGTCGTCATCCAGCAATGCCTGGAAGTCCTCGACCTCGTAGTTCTCCCAGCTGAAGTCCTTGTAGCGTTGGGCTAGCTGCGGGTCTTCAAGGAACTCCCTGATGTACTGCTGAGCGTTGGCCACGCCGGAGTCCTTCATGTCCCGATAGGCGTTCAGGACGGTGGACACGTACTCGTTCCCTTTGAACAGCTCTTTACGGGCCTGGGGCGACAGAGAGTCAGCCAGGATCAGGGCGTTCTCCATGACAGCCGGATCGTCCGAACGGGCCACCGCACTGGTGAACCATGAGGTGATCGACTCTGGGAGATACCCACGGCCCTGCTGCACGTTGTCCAGAAAGCCTGACAGCTGAACGATGCGGTTGCTGTCCAGGGACTTCAGGTCACTCAGGCCGGTACGCTGCAGGTAGGTCCCTACATAGTCATTGAGGGTGTCCTGATCCAGACCGGAAACCACGCTTGGGTCCTGACCAAGATCGTGAATATCCTTGATGGCTTGTTCCCGAGCGTAGATCGCGGACAGGTGGTCCCTGATGCGCTGACGTACAGGAGCCAGAGCTGACTCCCCACCGTTGGCAGAGACGTGAGCTGAGATGCTTCCCATCAGGTCGATCAGTCCGTTGACATCAGACTGACCAGCCAACAGGTCAGCCTTGTTCGCAGCCTGATTGGCAAACTCTCGGGTGCCGATGGTTGCCTTGTTTAGTACCTCGGAGGTCACCGAAGTGAGCAGCTTCCGAGACTGGCCAGGGAACAGCTTGGCGAACGTATTGCCTCGCTCATCGACCGGCACGTTGTTGAGCAGGTGGGAATACCGAGCAACAGCCGCGCCGCCTCCGGCAGAGGCTCCGTCATACAGATTCTTGAAGACGTATGCGAAGGCTTCGCCATCGGTCATGGATTTGTCGATGGACTGGATCTGCTGCTTCCAGTCGATGATGTTTTCGGAACTCACATTTCCCCGAAGGGTCGGGTCTGCGAAGTTCTGAGCGATGTTGGACGACAGGTCGTTCGTCAACTTTTTCATCCGACGCTGTGCCTGGAAGACACGACCGTTGAGGATATCCTCGCGAGTCATTGCGTCGTAGGTTTGGCGGAGCGTTTGATCGAACACAGAGTAGCCGGACAGGTTCTCTCCGAACCTCTCAGTGAAGATTCGCTCAGCCTCTGCGCCCAGGTCTTGTTTATCGGGGTCCCAGTCTTCGGCTTTAAACACGGAAAACTGGGAGTAAGCTTCAAGTGCTGCCTCCTTCGCCTTCTGTTGCTGCAGCCTGATTTCTGTCTCGGTTTCCACGCTCTGCTGAGCTTGGGCGATCTCAGCGCCTTTACCGAAAAAATTAGACAGAGAGTTGGCCAGAGTTTGGTAGGCTCGACCGTCGTCTCCCCGACGCACCCTGGCGGTCTTATTGGTTACCGTTTGGTTAACTCTGGGGGACGAATCGACTGCCCCCAGGTCTACCTGACGTACAGAGCTTCGAGTGTCACGCTGCACATCAGCCTCCTTTCGCTTGCGAGTTCAGGAGCTTCTTGCGGTGCTGTGCGGAAATCCCGATGCTGCCAGCATTCGCGGCCCCGCCAAGTACAGCGCCAAGCGCCTGATATTTACCTTGTCGTTGAAGCGTCTTGTTCTGACTCTTGACTGACTCATAGGCTGCACGGTTCTGGTTGTCGAGAGCCTCAATCTCGTCCCGTGCGTTGTCCTCGATTCTCATGAGATCGACATTCTCGCCGTAAGCCTGTTCATAGAGCAGCCGGTCGCCAGACCTTCCGGTAGCGCCAGTTTCAGCCAGCATGACCGACAGGGAAGCCAGCTCCTTCCTGGCCTCCCGCATACGGTCGGTATACTGTTGCTCTGTTGATTCGTTTATTTCTTCGGCTTGTAGGCGGGAGTTGTCGTACTGATCCTCAAGAGCGGCGACGTTGTTTGCCATCTGGGCTTCCGCTCCTTCGATGGCCCCCTTTGCGCCTGCAACAGACTGGGCACCAGTCATCATCAGAGCTGCAATCTCAAGTCCAGTACACATAGTCATCCACCATATTTGTCGTGATAGGTTCCCTTCCAGCGAATGCCGGTGATTCTGTATGGATAGGGGCGGTCACTTCCGATTCGGATGGAAAGAAGATCCGAACGCCCTCTGAGTTTCACCTCATGAACACCGCTTAGCCTTTGCGGGAATTGACCAACGTCGATGGAATCAGTCTTCTCGTAGCTATTGAACGGACTGTGTTTCTCCGTGCGCCCTGGATAATCCCAAGTTACGTCGAAGAAAGCCGACTTCTCGTAATCAACAGCTACCCGCTTGAGCTGTGTGCGGCCCTGCCTTACGGATCGTCCTTCGCTGTCCTTAGGCAGCAGCTTGGAAAGCTCTACGTAGGACTCGAATGGGTATCCGGCGTAGACGTCGTAATCGAAGGACTCAGCCTCAGGAATAACCACAGTCACCCCATCGGCCTGAACCTCGCCCAGCACAATCCTTGAGTCGTCCCCAGCGACCAACACACAGTAGATCGAACTGTTTGGGGTAAATGGTTGACTAAAGGTTGCTGTAGTTTGGTTCGCAGTTAGGTCCTTCGTTACGGTTGAGGCCTGTGCCGTAGAGTCCAGGTGATACTGGCTCGGCAGGTTCTCCAGAAGCGGAGACGAGTTGCTCAGGGGGATCTGATAAGCAAACAGGTTGCCATCCTTCTGCGTAACCACCAGTAACCGGTCGCGGAACATGGCGATGTTCTCGATGTTGAAATCGAACTCCCATCTGGACCATGAGGACTGCCGCTTCTCGGTTCCATCCCAGAAGGTCTTGTAGACGTACAGTACGTTCGGTGTCTTATCCTGAAGCAGGAACAGGGTGTTGGTCACTGAGTCTACGACCAGTTTCAAAGACGGCCCAGGAACGTAGTTCTCCACCTGAATCGTCGCATTCGTGGCGGTGTGACTGACTGATGCCTCTTGGAAGTAATACTCAAAGAGGGTCGTTACGTTCTGGTCAATGGTTGCCGCAAAGTACAGCTCACTACCCATAACCACCGGAGGGCACTGAGGCTCAGCCTGATACTGAGTCGCCAGCTCCAGGGTGGCAGTCTTCGGGGTAATCACCGGATCGCCCCGCAGCTCGAACTGTCCGTTCTCAGACATCACGAACAACTGGGAGCGGAACGGAACTGCGTGGTACAGAAAGTTCACGTTACGTGAGCTTGCAGTCCGGCTGAACGGGTCCGTATCCAGAACTTCTGTGGAACGCTTTGGGAAGAAGTTGTAATACTCACCCTGCGTTGAACAGTCGATGTTCTCTCCAGAGATCAGGATCAATCGATCACGGTGAAAGGTGATATCTCTCAGAGCTTGGCCGATGAAGGCAGGCTCAAAGATATCTCCCTCGGAGCCGAACGGCCGGTCCTCCCATGTGAGAGCCTCGAAGGCGAATGAGTCTTTTGTGGTGTTCCGGAAGGCAATCGGCATTGTGGCCGAATCCAGTTTGTACCGAGAGCCAGGAGCAACAGCTTCTACCCACTGGCCTCGACCGATAACCTTGGTGCCGCCGACGCGATCTGTCGCCTCGAATTCCATCCAGACCTGGGTATCCGGATCAGAACCCACGGAAACCATCATGGTGTCCTTGGCGATTGCTGGAAGGTTAGACGTAGAGTCGACTTCTTTATGGACCGTGATGAGGCCTTCGTCTCCCCAGAAGTCTTCCGTGGTTATCCGCATCTCGTTAGCGGTTAGGTTCTCGATGATCATGGTAGAACCTTGAGCGGTCACCGTCGCTTCGCCAGTCGGAATGTTCAACGCTCCGGCAAGCGTCTGGATGATCGCAGACGTGTCCGCCTTGTCGGCAGTAGAGGCTGTGTAAGTGTTGGTGCCAATGGTTACCTCGACTCTCCAGTAACCATAGGTTGCGTCCCCTTTCACACAGGAAATTGCTGCGTAGTCTCCGCTCTGGTTCTTGGTGTCAGCCGTGTAAGCCGTTACTACCGAGCTATTCACGATGTAGGTTACATCGCCAGCGGTTACCGCCTTGAGGTCATTAATTGGATCAGGAGTATTCAGATAGTTTGTGGACAGCGAGTAGATCTCCACGCCATCCCGATTGAAGATGCGCAGCTTCCCTCCCTGAATAATGAACAGGTAATCCTCGTCGTTATCCCTTCGATAGGCGTGGATGAACGGACGGGAAGTGTCCTCCGCAGTTGTAGAGAAGAACAGCTCAGATCCTGGCCGAGGCTCGAAACCACCGGACACGACTGACATCCAGACGTTCACGGCCTCCTCGACCTGTCCTTCCAGGCGAAGGGGATCAGGCTGACGGCTAACGCCCTGGAACAGGCGGTAAACAGAGCCTTCGACAGGTTGACCCATTGCTTACACTCCACTCAAGTAGTTGTTAACACGATGAGAAATGAACTGGACACTCCTGCAGTCTCGGAGGATGTTGGCGTCGTCAGCCTCACTCTCCGCATCCATGAGGGCGGCGTAGGCTTCCATCTCCCGCTTCATGAGTGTCTGACTTGCAGTGCCTGAATCGAGACTATCGGCGTAGAACTCGGCGCTGGCCTTGGCGGCAATGTACATCTGGAGTTCCGGAGTGAGGGACTCGAAGTCCAGTAGCCGGACGATATCCACGATCAAGTCCTGGCCGAATGTGAAGACGTTATCGTCTCGATTGTAGAGATACAGAAATCCGTTGAGCTTTCTGGGAACCACGTCGATGTGGCTGTGCGGCCCAGAAGCGTCGATTCGTAGAGCGTTGGACGGAACGAGAATCCTGTCGTTCGCATCCCTGGAAAGTTCGTATTCGATGTCGGTATTCCGATGCCAACCCTTGGCCTGAATCTGCCGGTTGACTCGGTCGAAGGTACGCAGAGCCGCCTCCACGTCCTCAATATCGGTCGCCTCAAGTGATGAAACGGCGTCCTCACCGATGGCGTCCAGCATCTGATTGATAGCTTCAAGTTTGGTCAGCATGGTTTCCCTCGGGCGAAAAAATAGTTCCCCGACCTGTTTCCAGATCGAGGAACTTAGGGTTATGCCGTTACGGCTTAGGCAGAGGCGAACTCTACCGCGCACTCCGGACGCATAGCGCCGTGGCCCACCAGCATCTTGGCGACCATGAAGTCTTCAAGACGACGGGTGTCGCGCTCAGTCTCGAAGGCGATGTCCTGCACCTTGACGGTTGCCATTGCATCCCGAGTCCACATCACGCCGAGAGTGTTCGCGTAGTTAGCGCGGTACTTGCTGTACACGTTGGTATCAGCAGACTCATCGGTAGTGGGCTTGTTGCGGGTCTTGTAGACGTTCACACCGTCGATGCGGATTACCTCGGCACGGTTCTCGAAACCACCTGCACCGGAGTGACCGAAGTCACGGTTCAGTACCAGATAGTTACCGTTAGCGTCGGTGGCGTACTTGATCGCCTCAAAGGTGTCGTAATCGACAGCCAGATAGCGCTCCTGCTCCTCCGGCACATCCTTCTCGTACAGCGCCTTGTTGGCTGCACGGATGGCGTCGATCCAGGCCTTACCGTCCACGGCACCGGTAGTGGCGTCCGGTGCAAGTGCGGCATCGACCACGGAGTTACCGCCAGGGAACGGGCCATCAGCGGCCACACGGGCAGTCAGGATGAGCTGCCGGAAGACGTTCTTATCGAACACCCGAGCCAGTGCCAGACCCATCTGCTTGGAGAACTCGGAGCGCACATCGAAGTGGCTCAGCATCTGGTCGATGTCAGACAGTGCGGTATGAGATACCAGAATGTCGTCGACAGTTACGGTGATCTCACCAGTGTCGATGTCATCGCCCAGCAGCTCAGTTCCAGGCTGATGGTAACCGGCCTGCGCCTTCCAGGTTTTCGGGAAGCGCCAGCTACGCTGTCCACCGCCGACAGTCTTCACGTTGTGCTTGTCGAGGGTGATGGTGGCCAGATCAAACGCGGTGATTACCTCGCCGCCAAAGACGTCGAGAAAGAGTTCACGCGGATTGGCAGTTTGACCCTGACCAAAACGGATCGGGTTAGAGTTTTCAGCTCCAATAGCCATCGTTCACAGTTCCTTTGTGAAGTTGATTGAGAGTCCATGGGCTTTCTCGATGGCTACCTACTTCGCGGATTGTCCTCCGTGGAGGGTCCGGTTTTGGTAGTTCGACGAGGCGCTGAGACACGCACACAGAGGCCAATCTGTGTGGCGCTCAGAACCTGAAGGGGATGCCTACCGATTGGCCGGTCGGCAGGCGAGGGGATGTGTATCCATCATAAGAACCCTTCCGTGGTCATTCCGTAACCAGAGGGAAGGGTCGTGTTCGGGTGCGTTTATTGTTGGAGTGCCGCCTCTCCTCGAAAACCCGCGCGATTTGAGCGTGACGACCGGGATCTCCCAATCACAAACAGAGGCTTGGCGGGTGTCTAACTGGCGAACCAGTCAGGGGGAGGGTTACCGATCAAGGTCCCAGGTTGCGGCGGCCATCTTGTTCATGACCTGCTGACGGAATGCCGGATCGGTTTGATACCGAGGATCGGCCATGTCCTTCTTCATCTCGGACTTGCTGCGGTAGCCCGCAACGCCGGACGCAGGAGCATCGCCGTTGATCATCGGTTTCTCGCGGCCAAGCGGTCCTGCTTGTTTCATTCGTTCCTGAATATCCGCGAGAGCGTACTTCCTGTACTGACTGCCGAGACTGTCATAGAAGGCGTTCTGTTCAGCCTCAGGCAGAGTCTCGACGAAAGCAGAAATCTGATTCCATGATTCCTGTCCACCGGCTTCCTGAATGATCGCCTGCCGCTCAGCTTCCAGTCCTTTGGTGTAGCTGGAGACGAACATGTCGATCAGGGTTTCAGGTACGCCAGCCTTGGTGAGAGCTTCCTTGGCTTCAGCATCCAGAGTTCCGTTCTGGACAATCTGCTGCTCCAATTCCTGTGGATTCAGGCCTGTCTTCTCGTAAATGTCGCCGTCCTTGGCGTCACCATCCTTGGTGCCTTCATCCTTGTTGTCGCCTTCCTGGCCTTCCTGTTCGCTGGACTTACCGGCGTTCTGGTCCAGCCGATACTGAAGTTCCTGGGCGTGAGCCTGCCAGTTGTACTCACCGGTTTCCTTGTTGTAGAACTTCTCGAAGCCGCCTTCCGGCATCTCAGGGACCGGGGGTTGCTCCTGTCCGTTGTCTACTTCACCGTGGCCTTGACGATACCGTTCGGCCATCTGCTGGTTGTACTCATCGGAACCAGGCTCTGGAGTATTGGTGTCCTGATTCTGATCCTGAGCTGCGCCATTCGGTTGATCCACTTACTGACCTCCTTGGGTTGCGGCTTGAATCGCAGCACGGCCTCCCTCCTCAAGAAGACCCTGCTCGATTTGTTGTTGTTGGCGTTGCATCATCAGCTGACGCACTTCCTCCTCGCCTCGGACGGAGTCGGGCAGCTGCAGACCGTTGAACACTTTGGTCAACAGGCTAGGCCACTTGACGTACATCTGACCTTCATCAGGCATCTGCTGGGTGATCTGGATCGCCTGGACGACACGTTGCACGTCCTTCTCGCGACCGAGAGATTCCAGGCCAGTGAGGATGGTGGGTTCGATGACGTCGTCACCGAGGGCGGGGAGCTTTCCTTGCTTCTGCATCTGTAGCATCAGGCGGCGAATACGGGTGCCCTGCATGTCTGAGGACAGCATCGTGTAGGTGCCACCCAACGCACCCTCCAGTTCCTCGGCCATCTTCTGAATTTCGTAGGCCGTAACACGCTCACCAGAGCGTTGAACTGAGGAGTTGAGCAGGAAGGAAGACGCCAGTTCTCGTTTGATTTCTGCCAGTACAGACTCGATGAACTGCATGCTGCCGAGGTTGTCGTACTTCAGCATCGCGATATCCTCAGGGTTACCCACAAGGATGTCGCCATTCTGGGCCTTTGCGAGACGACGTCTCAGGTTCAGGCCTCCGGCAGCATTCGGGCGGACCATGGTGATGTTCCGAGCGGCCATGGCTGATCCGTCGATAACACCTTTCATCAAGCCTTCGACAGATCGCAGGTCGTCAAGGTGTTCCTCGACCTTGCCTCGCCCGTAGTCCTCGCCGATAACATCGGTCCATCGGATCGGGTTAACGGGAAGAACGTCGGTTTCATATTCGGAATCCGGAACCTTATTGGTGCCGATCTCCTGATGAACTTTGTACTCATCGCCTTTCTTGACGAACACAGAGTACAAGGCGACCTTACCGTTCACGTCTTCGGCCTTGTCAGCAAGCCCGCGCAGATTCTCGGGTAAGTTCTGCTTGTTGACCGTTTCCTTCAGGATCACCTCCATGACGGTGCCGGACAGATCACGGACCACCACGTACTGATCCAGCCGGTAAACCCTGAGAGTGTTGTCGTCCATCATCCGTTCGAGGACGTTGCCGGTGACCAACAGGTACAGCAGGGACAGAAAGGTCGGCTTGCGCCAGACCTTGCGCTCAATCTCTGCGTTCATTGTCTTGGAGAGCAGAGCGAGTTTCTGTGCGATCTCCTCATCGGGAGTCAGCTTGCCAGACTCCATGAGGACTTCCGGAGCCACGTCGAGACTGAACGGAACGATTCCTGGCGGATACAGAGCCAGGAGGAGCCGCGAGGCCAGATTCAGTACCAGCCTCGATCCGAAGTCCTGATAAGTCTCTGGGAGTTTGGAGTGGATGTTATGTCCTTCAGGCGGCATCAGAGCCTTGATTGTCAGAGCCGCACAGTCACGGGCAGTTCGGACATAGGGTTCCCGCAAAACGGCAAGCTCGTCGTATCGGTCTTGAGCCGTCTTATCCATCGGTTACTCCTAAGATGAAACTCCTGAGCCACCTGAGCTGCCGCCCAGAGAGGCCATTGCTGTTCGGATTAGTGAACCCCTGCCGCCAGTTTTCCGACGCTTTTGCTTCAGGCGGTCGGCATCTACTTCGACTTCAGTCTTTGGCTTAACAGGAGGGGGTGCTGGTTTGGGAGGCGGTGGGGGAGCTGGAATGTCAGGTTTCAGAAAACCACACACAATCAGTTCTCCTTGATGTGCAGTGAGCCTAAACGATTGAAACCCATGAACTCGTACAGCTCGCCGGTCTTATCTGGAGTCACGCCAGTTGTTATCCCGAGCATGATTGGAATGTTCCCGAACTGGGAATAGACGTGATCCTCAAAGGCCAGCAGCAGGACAGACCCTGCGTTTCGGCTGCGGTATTCAGGGGTGACGTACACCAGCATGTCCTGAGCGAACAGCTGGGTAGTGAAGAAATGCTCAACGACGTACCCAACGGCGAACCCGACGATCTGATCTTCATCTTCGACTACGATGCAGAAAGTCTCTTTGCCAGCCAGACAGGCGTTCAGGATGGCAATGCACTTTGATCCGCTGAACGGGTACTTCGCATAGCGGGATTCTTTATGGGCCTCACGACCCAGTTCGAGAATCCGCTCGATGTCACTCGGTTGAATCAGCCTCGTCTTCATCCTGGCCCTCAAGTTCTTCCTGTTTGAGCGCTATGAGTTCGTCGATAAGTTCCCTGGCTCCTGCATACCTATGAGCCGCCTCGGGGCTTTCCCCCAACGCCAAGCAGCGATGGGGGTAGGCTTTATCGAGGAGGTTTATGAGGTCGTAGGAGTCACGCGGAATCTCGACGTGATCCTGAAGAGAGTCAGCACCGAATGACGCATCTCTCATAAGGGACATTTTTTGATCACCTCGATTTGTATGACCGATTTTTATGGTGATCGCCGTACCAACGGTGGGCCGGTACGACGTTCCAAAGGTTTATCGGTGGGAGGTTATCGG